AGGAGGGCAAAAGCCCGACTTAAGATAATGAGTCAAAGCGAAAAGGCCCAGGTCAAGAAGGCCACAAAACTCCTATTCGACTGTGAACTGATGGGCGTTAAGCGAATGCGCGATATCGTCCGATGGGCGGAGAAGCGGTGAGCGCGTGGGAACTCGCGTTCAATGGCAGGGAACCGTTCCGGCCGGGGCCGATGCCACAAAGAACTTCGTAATTGGGGCCGTGCCTGAAGGGAAGAAATTACTTGTATCAGCCGTTTCATACTATGGCGGCGACGCGGGTGAACGCTATGGCATCAATCTGATACCCGCATCTCAGGGCGTCGAGAACGTCACGGTGGACGGTTCAACCGGCGGCATGAATTGGATGTACCCGATCGCGGGAGGGGCGCAGACAGTGAACACACCTTTGACGGTCCCACAGAGCAATTCATGGAACAATAATCCAATCCCAGGCCCCTGCACCATAGCAATATCAACCGTTCTGGCTAATGCGGCGGCTCTAACCGTGAATATGCTAGGAATCCTTGAGGATTTGTGAGCCTATGCCCCGTTTGCCCGTTGATGGGAAGAAGGTCATTGAATATCGCGTCACCCTGGGCGCTAAGGAGCGAGAACTCGTCCAGGACGCTCAATGGTCATACACCTTCGGCCAGATCGGCAACACCCTAAGCGGTGTCCTGGGTAATCCCGTGTTCCTCCTGGGTCTAGCGTCCTACATCGCCTACAAACTCGATCAGATCCTCGATCCCGATTGGCGGGCTATCGTTTCAGACATGACGCCCGACCAGGTGAAGGATTGGCTAGAAACTCAAAACTTAGTCGGGGCCAGCATTGGAGGCATACTCGGTTTGATTGTAGGGGGCCCTCTGGGGGGCATCTTTGGGTCTATCCTGGGTTCGGCCACAGTCGAGGTCGGAGAGGCCGCCTATGAGGGCTTAGAGGGGGCCGTTGATGAGATGGGGCAGGGCATTGATGCCACGTTCAATCCGGTCCCGGCGGTGCTTGGGCTAATGTGGTTCATGAGAACCCTGGAAGAATTAGGATCGGCTTTGCAACCTGATCAGGACTCTAACGGCGGCGGCGGGGCCTATTAGCCCCACACTTGAGGCCCACTTTGCTACTTTTTGGACGATAGAACGGCCCATAATCGGCGTATTTTGGACTTTTTCTTTCGGGGACCTGGTTTTGCGTTCCCCTCGATCTCGATCGTGGTGAAGTCGATCGACTCATCATTTACCAATTCGGCACGGTGTTGAATCCATTCCTCCGGGCAATTGAAATCGGCTAAGTGGGGCCAACCTCTCAGGAGTCGATCTCTGTCCTTATGAAACGAATCGAACTCAATCATGGATCGGAACTCGCGCCAATCCTCCATGCGAGGAGTGCCTACGGGCCAATGTTTGAGGCATACCCTGGTCGGTGCTGGTACACAATGATCACCGACTAGGCCGTGTCCTAGCCTCTCAACCGGGCAATCAGGGGAATGCCTGATCGCCTCCCATTGAAGCAAGCATTGGCGGACAAACTTTGAGAAGTTTGGAACTCGCTTTGCGATCTTGGCGGTTTTTGTATCAAGGCTGATCGACCTAATGATCGAACTCACAAGAAACAACTCCCTTCAACGGCGCAGGTTTCACCTTCGGTTTGAAGATCAAATCCAAAGTCCTCAAGGGTCGCATCAGAATTGAAAGCCTCGATCGATCGACTTGACCCCCAGAGGCCACCCCTGAACCCCCTTTCCGCTTTCGCCTTCTTTTCCATGGTTAGAGCGATCGCAAAGAGATCAGGATGCTCTCGCTTGAGCCTAGACCATTGTTGAGCGTGTTGATAGGGGCAGAGGAAACAGCCCGATTTCTTAGCGTCGATCCCCTTCTCCTTCAGGTAATGAATACAATCATCACGACTCATATTGAGGTCGAGCAGAGGATAACGGCGTTCTGTCCATTGATTCATTGAAGGGGTTGCTCGTCGCCTCTCGTCGGTCGTGATACCGATCCATGTCCTCACTAGCACCTTGCCCCGACCCATGCCTACGATCGAGCGCATGAAGCGATTGATGGGTTCAATTTTCCATGTCGAGGTACAAGACCTGATCCCCACTACCGGAAGCCCCCCATCCTCTAGGTATTTTTCATGAAGTGGTGACTTTGCCTTGACTGTTTCAAAGGGCAGATCTTCTTCATCGCAGATCGCTTTCACCTGCTCGACTAATTCGTATGTGTGTGGCATCTCTGATCCGGTATCAGCGAAAACAATATGATCGGGCCTCTCGATCTTACCTTCGATCGCAAGTAAAATCATAGCGGTGGATTGAACCCCGCCACCGTAGGAGAGGAAATCAAGAACCATTGAAACCCCTCGCTTCCTTTGGAACATCTAAAACGGTAATTCCGGCATCGGGGAACTTGTGCTTTCGATACAATACGAGCATAGAGGGGAATGGGGCGTTAGCCCCTTCGACGGTGTTATCTCCTCTTAAGTTGAAAATGAACCGGCCCTTGATTAGAAACACAAGATAAGCATGGGGCATAATCAACTCATGAAACCATTTTGTATCGGTGCGAGCAGGAACTAGCACCAGGATCGAATGAACCTCTTTGCGCTTGATTTCGACGGCGCACTTCTCAAGCCATTCAGGTATCGCCCGACCATAAGGGGGGTTGAGCCATACGTCCCCGAACCAATCCTGTTTTAGTCCGTCTTGATTCGGATTGAAGAAGCGAGCCGCCTTAGTATTGCGAACCGTAGCGGCTGCGTCTAGGTCGGGGGTCCATGATCGATCGCTCTCTATCCATTCAAGAAACGCGCGAGGCGTTCCCCAATCTTGACGTTCAGACATAAAATGCACTTCTTGACTCATCACTTTCACTTCACTTTTAGGGGAGGAGAGAGCCGGGCGCTTGGGATGCAAGAGGTTTCGCCCACTGTTTCCATGTTCAGACTACTTCGCACCGACTCCCTCCAAACACTCCGAGCGAGTCTCCCCCTTTAACAATTATCTAAAAACACTCTTTTTTATCTATTTATTAGTAGTAGTAGTAGTAGTAGGGTTATCCTACTCCTCCTCCTCCTCCTCCTGGGAGGGTTTTAGGGCCGGGTTGGGGTCGGGTTGGGTATGGATTGGGAGCCTCTCATTATAGGACTCGTCATTTTCGACATACTGCTCTCCATGTGGCTCGCTAGAATGATAGTATTCGCGGCCCAGGCAGCGATTTCTAACCTCGATACTAAGATAGCGGAAGCCTTGCAGGGGGTATTGAGTCAAGGGATCGGTGATTTTGAACCCATTAACCCGATCCAGGCTGTCTTTGCGGATTTGCTGAAGTCGAAACTGTCCGAAAATCTAAAGGCCGATCCTGTTGAAGTGCTTCGTGCTGCGGACGGCAAATTTTCGGGATAGATTATAACCGAGGTTTCGCCCCTGGTTGAATTCGATGGCACGGAGAAAGACAAAGCGTCGAAGGTCGCGGAAGTCATTTAGCATTCTAAACGGCCTTGAAGCCCTGGCCTATGCCACGATCATGACTGAAGGAATCGCAGGAACTTCACCCTGGGGCTTCATTACCGGGGATGCGGATCTCAAAGGCACATTCCAGGGTCAATTCCTCCAAATGACCTCCGGAGCCGGTGGCGGCAACGGCGAACTAGAGGTTACAGGCGCGGGAGAAATTTCCCTCGGTGATCTCGCTACGAACCCAGGAACCGCATTAACTCAAATGGGAATGAACTTTCAAGGCAACCTTCTCCCTATGGCTATTGCAGGATTCACAACGGCGATCGGATTTAAGGTCGGAAAGCGCCTCCTTCGCGGACCCATATCTTCAGTAAATAGAAATATTATTGTTCCAGCACTTGGAAAGGGCATCAGGCTGTGAAATTATGGCAAATGTAAATTGCTACGGCACAGTTATTTCTTCTCGCTTCGGAGTCGTCCCACTTCATAACTCGGCAACAACCGAGGCGACCCAGGACGAGATCTTCACCGATCCGGATTTTGTCGGAAGTAGCCAGGTTTTCGGAACTTTCGCGACTCAACAGCATGGAAACTTCGTCGCTGCCCGTGCTGGCCTACAATGTGAAAATGATTTCGTTTATGCATTTTGCATGAGTGCCGGAAAAATAAAACTCGCTCTCCCAATCGGCGGCGGTGCAGGGACTTCCGGCGGGAACTGTGGACTTCCTGCGGTGCTGCCCTATCCTAAGTCAATTGCAAGCGGTGACTCCATTCAAGTGCTAGTCAATGCGGCCGCTACAAGAACCGCCGCCGTGAGTGTGGCTTGCACAAATGGCGAATACCATATATTTTCAAAGACGGTATCGGGGGCCGGAGAACAGGAATTAGTATCGATCCTCGATGGATCTTCATCCCTGGGCTTGACGCTTCAAGGAAGAACGATCAGTCATTGGTTTGCTATGCCTGGCGCGAATGACGCGGAGGCTGAATCCCCCGTTTATGTCCTGGACGGATCTGGCGTTCCTATCGGTTCTGTGGGCTTCACGGCTTCTGCGGGTGACTGTGCTGCAACCTATCAACCATGCAGAATAAACGTGGCCCTGAACTCAAGAATGGTGTTCAGGACTGATGCTTAGTGCCGATCTCTAGGAGGGCAAAAGCCCGACTTAAGATAATGAGTCAAAGCGAAAAGGCCCAGGTCAAGAAGGCCACAAAACTCCTATTCGACTGTGAACTGATGGGCGTTAAGCGAATGCGCGATATCGTCCGATGGGCGGAGAAGCGGTGAGCG